GGATTGCGTCTTCGTCAAGGCAAAGTAATTACAGTTAATTCTGATTACACTATGGATGTTCAAATTGCTGGAGACACAAATACTTTGCCCTCTGTTCGATATTTAAGTAATTACGCCCCAAAACCTGATGACCAAGTTTGGCTTCTAAACACAGGCGCCGATTTACTAGGTTTTGCAATGGTGGCTGGAGCCGATAGAACTCTTGCCCCAGTTGCTTATAGAACCACCGCTTTAACAGTTACAAAAGATACAAACACCTATATTTCTTTCCAAGCAGATAATTCAGATGGGTGGGGATGTTGGACAGTCAGCGACCCTACAAAACTTACAATTCCCGTGACAGGCAGATATATGGCTACCGCCTCTGTTTTATGGGAAGGACAAAATGGCGGATATTGTGCTGTTTTTATTGAGAAGGGAACTCAAGAGATTGCTAGGCAAGATGGTGAACTAACCACCAAACAGCATGGTTATCACATGAGTGTTACCTCAGTACCGATAACTTTTACAAAAGGTGATTATGTCCGTATGGGAGTTCATCATGACCATAACCCTGATAATGATTTAATTCTTAGTTCAGGAGGAGTAGACCACACAGGTTACTTTAATGCGCTATCTTTAATCTACCTCGGTTCATAAAACCATAGGTTAGAATTTACCCACCTACTCTTAGGAGAATAAAATGGATAAGAAAACACAAGCAATGCTCGCTTCTTATGGACGGTCATTTTTAGCGGCAGTAACAACAGCCTTCATGATTACAGGCGGGGACATCCTTGCTCTTGATGGCGATTCAGTTAAGGCAATTTTAGCGGCTGGTATTTCAGCCGTACTCCCAGTCGCCATCAGAGCGGCAAATCCTAAAGACCCTGCGTTTGGCAAGATTGCAGATGGAGTTACAGAAGCAGTAGTCAAAAAGATTACAGCCAAGAAGTCGGTGAAGAAAAAATAATGCCAGCACCTCAAGGAACAGCGGAGCGCTTAGTCGAAGTAGCAACGGCAGAAGTCGGCTATATCGAAGAAGCGGTTCCCGAAAATAAGACAAAGTATCAAAAGGCTAATCAGCCTTGGTGTGGTGCTTTTGTAAACTGGTGCGGTAAAAAAGCAGGAGTTGAAATTCCTAATACTGTTTACACGCCAGCGGGAGCAGATGCGTTTAAGAAAATGAAGCGTTGGCAAGAAGGGGAAACTGCTCAACCTCAAGCGGGAGATATTGTTTATTTTGATTTTCCTGCCGACGGAGTTGATAGAATTAGCCATGTCGGAATTGTTGTCAAAGACAATCAAGACGGCACAGTTACCTGTATAGAGGGAAATACCAGTTCAGATAAAAAAGGCGACCAACGCAACGGCGGAGAAGTTTGCCTTAAAATCCGTGCTTACAAGAAAAAGAACAGAAACAAATTCAAACCTAACCTTCCAGTTGCGATTGTTGGTTTTGGGCGACCTAAGTTCGAGGCACAGGCTTAATTATGGAAAAAGAGATTCAACCAACTTTAGGAGAAGTTATGCGTCGGCTTGATGACCTAACCATGGAAGTCAAGCAGATGAACCTAAATGTCAGTCAGACTTATCTTCGAAAAGATGTTTATGATTCTGATAGCGATAGAGTCTCTCAAGCCATGGAACACATAACAGACCGCCTAGAAAAAATGGAATCCCGCTCTGAGTGGGTAGTTCGAACAGTAGGCGGTCTCATGATTGCAACGATTGTCGGTGCCTCGGTGTATGTTGGACAAATCATCGGGTTGTAGGGCTTGACAATCTAAACCCCCGTTTAGTACCCTCTCCCTAACGAGAGGAGTCCACATGGACAACGCATTACCAGTAACACCAGTTGATGACTTTGAAGTCATTGAGGAACCAGCCCGTGAACCATTCGTCGTTGATGACGATTCTAAAGCAGATTGGGCGATGCGAAAACTTGCTTCTATCCGACGCAAGCAAGCAGAAAACAAAGCCATCTTTGACAGAGAAGTTGATAGGGTCTCAGAATGGCTTGTAAAGGTCAATACAGCCCTCGACAGGGATGCTGAATGGTTTGAGGCTAACCTACGCCCTTACGCCCTTCAGGAGCGCTCTAAAGACCGTAAAAGCATAGTTCTGCCCCACGGCACCATCAAAACCATTTCAGGTCGAGTTAAGTTCGATATTGAGGACGAATCTAAGTTTCTTGAATGGGCTGAGACCAATGCCCCTGAATTAGTTCGAGTTAAAAAAGAAATTGATAAAAAAGCGCTAGGTGCTTTGAATCAGTCTGAAGATAAAGTAATATCAACCCAAGGCGAAATTGTTCCTTCAGTCAAAGTTGTACCCGCTGAAGTTTCAGTCTCGTTTGTAATCGCAGAGTAGAGAGAGGAAAAATGGAAACTAAATTATCGATTGCTCAAGCCTTGAATGAGGTTATGAAGGCAGTTGGCGGTATCGCTAAGAAAGACCGTAATCAAGCCCAAGGATTTAATTTCCGAGGAATTGATGCAGTTGTAAATGCAGTATCTCCACAACTACAAAAGTTTGGAGTTATCGTCGTACCGACAGTAGAGGACTATTCGTATGACACAGTTGAGATTGGTCGTAATCGAACAGCAATGGGTCATGTCAAAGTCAAAGTCACTTATACATTTATCGGTGCTAATGGTGACGCTATCAAAACAACAGTTGTCGGTGAAGCAATGGACTCAGGTGATAAAGCGACAGCCAAAGCAATGTCAGTCGCATTTAGAACAGCATTACTTCAAGCGCTATGTTTACCAACAGATGAAGCCGACCCCGATGCAACAACATACGAACGCTCAAGTTCAGATGATGTTCTAGCACCTCAAGCAATTCTGACAAAGATTCATCAAGCAACCACGATTGAATCTTTATCTGAAATCGGTCAGTACATAACTACGAACAAGGACTCTTACCCAGTTGGACTTCTTGACCAATTCCGTGCCAAGTTCAAAGAGCAACAAACAAAGTTGAACCCGCCAAAGTTGGAAGAGGAATCCGAAGATGTCAGCACTACTGAACCAGCCCGAGTTACCGTATAACGGAACTTCAGGACATAGCGGAAGCGATACTTCAAGACAGCGAGCGCTGAGCGCAGATAGGTCAGGAAAGACTGCCCTGCGTCAAGCGCAAGCCTTGAACCTTTTATCTCAAAGGGATTTATTAGGTTTGACTTGGAAAGAACTTTCACAGATTACTGGACTTCACCATGGAACCGCTTCGGGTGTATTGTCCGTCCTTCATAAAACTGGACGCATCGCTCGGCTTAAAGAGAGTCGAGATGGATGCAAAGTCTATGTAGATGTTTCTTGTATTGAGGGTCGAGTTATAGAAAAGCAGGGACGCAAAAAATGTTGTCCCCATTGTGGAGGTAATTTGTGAGCATAAGATGGATAACAAAAGTTTGGGCAGATTCGCCTTACGATGGCACCCGCCTACTTATCCATCTAGCGCTCGCAGATATTTCTCATGATGATGGTCGTTTCTTTGCATCTCAATCAAATCTCGCTTCCAAGGGTAGATGCTCTGTTGAGTATGTCCGAAAGGTGATTAACGAGATGATTGCAGATGGACACCTAAAGATTATTACTAAGGGAAACTCTCGAGGTAATGCAACCGTCTATCAGTTGATATGGAAGAAACTACCCAACTCTGTTGGGGAGGAACAAAGTTTAGGAGAGGTAGAACTCCCCAACTCAGATACCCCCAACTCCCCAACTTTAGAGCCTCAACTCCCCAACGCCACTCCGTACCATCCGTCCTATACATCCGTCCTATCTACAACAAAGAGTGACGAAACTGCTATCGCAGTTATCGCACTCTCAGAAGCAGTTGCTAGAAAATGGTGGGAAAAGCAAAGAGTCAAGCCTTTAGGTAAAAGTGCTTGGCACTCTCTACTAGCAATCTGCCAAGCGGCAGAGAAGCGAGGCTATACAGCCGAACAGATTGAACAAGCCCTTGATTACATAGGGACAGTTCCTTCAATGAGACAAATGGATTTAGTTCTAAGAGGAGTAGGAGTTAAAACTAAGCATGAACAATCAGCAATTAGAGCAATCGACTTGGCAGAAAAGTTCCGCAATGAGTCTCTCTGACCTAGCAATCCTTTTAGGATTCATCGGAATTTATGACCTGCGTATTCAAGTAGATGAGTTAAAGGTCAGGGCTTGGGCTGAGTCTTTGGATTCAGATGTGCCTTTAGAGGAGGCGAAGAAAATCGTCTCTTGGCATTACTCAAACTTCGACACAGCAATAACTCCGTCTCACATAAACAAAGAATGGCGTCGTAGACTTGCTGACCAAAGAGAGCGTGAGCGAGGTCGGCTCATGTCCTTAGAGTGGGAGCAAAGAGAAAAACAAAAAGCCTCACCTGAAGTTGTAGCAAAGATTAAAAAAGAATTGTTGGACAAATTGAACAGAGGTCAAGATGCTCCGTTGGAAGAGGATAATGGAACGGTGGCACCTAACTCATGAGGATATTTCGGTTTGTAGGTTGGTACAGCAGATGGCGATTCAAACGGAGTCAGAGGTATGCCCTGCTTGCTTGGACGCCATCGCAGATGAAAGATTACAATGGCAAAACCTAAACCTAACAAAGTTTCTGAAGAAACCCGATGGGCAGTCTTAGCCCGTGCTTTCTATAAATGCGAAAGATGTAATCGGGATTTCTTAGGCTTTCCAATGTCAGTTCATCATCGGCGTCCCCGAATGATGGGCGGGTCAAAGAATCAAATGCTCCACGAGCCAGCGAATCTTATTGTTCTTTGCGGTAGTGGAACTAGCGGATGCCATGGATGGGTTGAGTCAAATAGAGACAAAGCCCGAGAACTTGGCTACCTAATTCAAAAGGTTGAGTCGGCTGAAGTGATTCCATTTCAAGACGAAAATGGTTCTTGGTGGCAGATAGACAACCACGCCCAAAAAACGCAACTGGACATGATGCGGAGTAACCCTCATGCTTAAGCCATGGAATGTTTTTGTCAGGTTGATGAAACCGAGCAGACGATTTATCGTCTTGAGTTCCCTCAGCGTCCGTGGACAACAAATGCTGAACGGGCTGGTAACAGATGGGAACGAGCGAAACTCACAAAAGATTGGCGAACGGGTTTTCAACTCTTGGCTAAATATGAGAAGATACCTCCTATGTCGTGGATTACCGTCACGGTTGAGCCACATCAGAAGGGTGGTCGCTTACAGGATGTAGGGGCGTGTAATCCCTCAGTCAAAGCGGCGATTGACGGACTTGTAGATGCAGGAGTTCTTCCTGATGATTCTTCAAAGTTTGTTAAGTCGTTAGTTTTTCTGCCACCTAAGAACGATAAAAATTCGTTAGTGATTTACATACGAGGAGTAAAGAAGGAGAGGACATATTGAACTGGAATTTAATATGGACAGTAGTTGGATTAGCGATTGCTAGTTTTTTCTTACTGCCGTTTTATTTTGCAATGTTAATTGCATACAAAAAAGCAATGATGAAAATTGAATTGGAGTTTGTTGCAACGGCAAACCACATTCAAAAGAAGGTTAAATTTGACGATGCTGTCGAACGCCTGTTCGAAGAAGGAGAAGCGATATGAGCACAGTTATGGAAGCAACAGAGTTAGACGGCAAAGGACTTGATGAGGTTAAGTTATTAACCGATGCTATCCGTACTCACCAAGTACAGATTCAAGATTTAGGTAAACGCCGAAAGCAGTTGATTCTTAGATTGCGTAAACAGCGAATTACCTACCGTGAAATTGCTGAAGCCATGGGAGTATCTGAGCAGTTAATTTACAAAATTATTCGCAACGATATTTCCCGCACACCTGAGTACGATGCCGAAGGCAACCTAGTTCGTAGACGAGGACGACCAGCGAAACAACTTGTCTAATGAAGTTCATAGAGTTATTCGCAGGAGTTGGTGCGTTCAGACTCGGACTTGAAAGAACTGGTCATGAGTGTGTATGGGCTAACGAATGGTTAGAGAGACCGAGGAGTATTTATGCCCGAAATTTCGGAGAACAACCTGACGGACGAGATATTAGAGATGTTTCCGCTGGAGACATTCCTGATGCCGACCTCCTCGTTGGAGGATTCCCTTGTGCGACTTTTTCAGTTGCAGGAAAGCGAACTGGATTCTCCTTGGATGACACCCGAGGGACACTCGCTTTTGAAATGTTTAGACTCGCTAGGGATAAAGCAATACCGTACATCCTCTTTGAGAATGTCAAAGGACTCCTCAACCATGATGGAGGACGAACCTTTGAAATCATCCTCGAAGTCTTGGATGGCATGGGGTATGACTGTCAATGGGAATTGCTTGACAGCCAAAATTTCGGAGTCCCGCAACACCGAGAAAGGGTATTCCTTATCGGACATCTTAGAGGAAAACCCCGACCAAAAGTATTTCCTATCGGAGCAACAAGTAGAAGCAATGCTCAGTCGGACAAGGAAGAACGAGAAGGAAGGCAGGGGTTTTTCTCCCACATTTCTCCGACCCTTGACGCCCATTACTACAAAGGAGGAAACTCCCGACAATATGTAGTTGAGCAGTTTATCCGCCGAGATAATGCTTTCAGAACTTTTGAGAATGTGGCTCCAACACTTCTCGCTCACATGGGAACTGGCGGTAACAATGTTCCTTTTGTAAGACCAGTCTTGGATGTTGCTCGAGTTAATAAAAAACCAAACGGGCGACTAATCAAAGATGATGGAGACCCGATGTACACAATTACAGCGCAAGACCGACATGGAGTTCTAACAGGCGACGATGATGGTTTTGCTCTCAGAAAATTAACTCCCTTGGAGTGTGAAAGACTTCAAGGGCTACCCGATGGATGGACGGAGTTTTACGAAGATGGACGAAGAGTTTCAGATTCCGAAAGATACGAACGGTGTGGACGGACAATCACAATTCCTGTTGTGGAAGCGATTGGTAGAAGGCTTCATGAGTTCTACTGAGCCATTTTCTTTTGACACCATCGATAACTTTGATGAGCATATCGCTCAGTCAATTCCGAACTATCACACGCTAAT